TCAGCATTAGCAAAGGTAGAAGCCCCAGAGGATGTGACGTTACCCGTAAGGTTGCCTGTCACGTTACCTGTGACTGCCCCTGTTACATTACCAGACAGGTTACCAGTGACGTTACCTGTGATACCTGCATTGGCGTTTACTGTTGTGAAGTTACCTGCAGCCCGTGCAGCAGCACCAATAACAGCACCATCAATAGTACCACCGTTAACATCAATGGCAGAAAAAGTAGAGGTACCTGTAGAGGTAATATTGCCAATTACATTTCCTGTAAGATTACCTGTCACGTTACCTGTTACCGCACCTGTAAGAGGTCCTGTAAACCCGGAGGCGACAATAGTGGAACCATTAAGTTGACCAGTAACCCCAAGGGTCCCCGCAACAGTAGCGTTCTCATCAACAGTTAGTGTGTCAATCTTTGCAACACCATCAAGATAAAGGTTCTTAAACTCTAGTGTGGTAGTGCCAAGATCAATATCATTATCTACAGATGGTACAATTGCACCATCTTGAATCTTAAACTGTGCTACTGGTGTTCCAGATACCTCATTATAAAATATAACAGTGTTTGTTGCTGTATCTACAACCACTTTGTTATTTGCATCTACATCTGCAATAAGGGGTATATAGGCACCTTCTGTTGAAGAGCCATCATGTTTATGCCCATTTGAAAAAGCAAATGCATCTCTTAGGGCATTGAGTTCTGCGTTTACGGGTGCTGATCTAACAACTGCGGTTGGTACGATATCTGCAGCAGATTGACGTGAATATCCGGTCATAAATTAGTTACCTCCTGTCTGCAAGCGTATAAGAAATTACGAAAGATTGTATTGTGTGGCTTGGTTGTACTTCTGTTGTAACATAGGTAAGAGAGATAGAATCTCCAGAACCTTGAATATTTGTTTTTCTGACAGGACTCGGGTTACCATCAAAAATATCAGTCGTGTCGTAAGTTGCCAAACCCCAAAAAGATGCAGCACCCTCTGTATTAAAGTTATAGCCAGTTGGTGTAAGCGTTGTGCTATCACCATAGTCAAACTCTATACCAACGTTAACAGTAACCTGACCTTCAGATCTCATATAAGTGTTTAAGTCATAGTAGATTTTTCTTAAAATTGGGTCATCCATATAGAGGTATGGTGTTTGGTAGAGAGAAAAGATTGGGTTACCCTCAAAGGTAAATCCCGTTTCTTGTCTGTGAACACGTCCATTAGAATCACCGTGAAGTACAAACTCTTGAGTTCCGATATATCCGGAGTCCCCACAGGAAACTTCAACACCAACAAGTTGAGAGAACTCAAATCCAAGGCCAGACTGTCCTGAGCGACGAAGAGAACCGATTAGACCTAGTGCCTCTGCGTTAGCAAAGAATAGTCTAAACTGAGATTTCCTATTCAAAACCAACATAGTGATAGAATCAAGATCTTCGTTTTTAGCGTAGGCCTCAAAAAGTGCTTGTACAGGTTTTGTTAGTGTACCAAGCTCAATATCACCAATTCTGTCTGTCGCACTTACAGGTCTAATACCATCTGGACTCAGAAAGACTAGGTCCCCATTAAATTCAACAACCGCATCAGAAGAGATACAACCAAGGTTTTTTGTAACATCAGACACTACAAAGTTTGCGATGCTTGAGCCAACAAGTCTTTTAATATTGTTTACGCCAAAGATATAAAGTTGGTCACGAAAAGCTTTAATAGCTTTAACCTCAAAACCTACGTTAATTACTCCGGCACCATTTGCTGGTGTAAAGTCTGATTCATTCAGGGGTGCTGAAAAGTAGACACTGTTTGGACTTGTTGAGTCCCCAGAAAAGAAAGCGTGGCTTGAAAAGACTTCTGAATACTTTGGGTCTGTTGGAGCTGTACCACCTGTCAGTTGGGAATAAGTTGTGCCATCCCAAGTTGAAGCTGGGTTTACTCCATCTGTTAAGATAAGCTTAGGTACACCCCAGTTAATTTTTGTAAAACGAACTTTATTTACACCAACCATAGTTGGTGAACCAGAGGTGTTTGGGGTAACCCAAGACTCTGTTGTGCTATCCCAATAATGAAAATAATTAAACCCTGTTGCTGGCTTTCTGCAAGCAAAGATCCCATCATTAAGTTCACTGTAGACAGCCACACCCAAAGTTGCAGTACTGGCTTCACCTGGAACTTCACCATAGCTGTTTTCATAGCCGCTAATACGACGATACCCACCTTCTAGGGAGGGTTCATAGTTAATCATACGGATTGCAGAGCCAGGAAGTGTAGAGCCTTGTGTTAGGTAATCTAGGTTATTTACCAATCCACCCTGACAAGGTGCTGGAAAAGATCTGATATTATCTGGCACTAGCCTCTCCCTGCAATTACCGTACTTCTAATACTTGTTGGATCATCAAGGAGAACTCGTCTCATAGACTTAAGACCATTTTCAAAGCTTTGTTGATGCATGGCAGCACTCTGATCATTTGACCTAAATCGCATCATAAACATCATAGCACCATCAACAATGGTATGATTAAACCTTGTTGGCACAACACACTCATCACTATAGAGGTTTAAATCTTCTGGGAAGGACCAATATACATACTCAACTTCGTATGCTTCATCTGGAGTTGGGCTAACACCAAAGCTATTTCCATAGGTCTGATAAATAAGCTCTGTAGGACCTTCTTGTCCATTGTCATCAGTTGCCCTGTGTAATTCTGTATACTCTTCGTAACTAACTGTACGCAGCTTTTTTGGCTGGTTGTCTAAGCTAGAAGTCTTTTTAAGGTAATAGGTATCAACATCAGAAGATGACCAGTCTGCAGGAAAGCTATACTCTCTTGTACCTGGTGTAAGTGTTTGAACGTAAGTTCTTTTTAAGAATGGCCACTCTTGACCATCTTGAAGAATAAGTCTTACACTATTGTTGATTGCGTTCTTTGCAAGAGATTGAACACCTCTAACAGTGTCAAAACCATCACCTGCAGTATCAAGGGTTACCTCGTTCATACGGATTAATAGAAGATTTGTGAGGCTCACAAAATTAGTCATCTTAAACTCTCCGAGGCTTTCTGTATTTCTTTTTGGAATCCTCTAAGGACTCAACAATAAGAGCTGTGTATATACACATTAAAATCTTAATAGGGGTACCCTACTTAAAGGATACCCCATAGACCTGGCTTAAGCCAAGTTGTACTTTGCTGTTACCAGAGCTTCTGGACGCAGGATCTTACGACCGTACAGGTGCATACCACGTACAATGTCTGCGAAGGAGTCTGGGTCACGGTATGTCTCTGTCTTAGAGATCTGTTCCGCAGTAGCAACTGCAGAGTCATGACCGGCAACCAGAGCACCGTAGTTATCGTTTTGGTTTGCAGTACCTGTAGTAGCTGCACCAGTACCAACAATAGGAAGGTTGTTGGAAACGTAAACACGGAAGCCGTTCCAGTTGTTGATAACCAGACCGTTGCGGAGACCACCGGAATCACCGAAGTCAGCGTTCATGAAGCGGCTATCTTCGTCAGCCAAGACTTCCATGAGAACTGGGTCGATAACAATCCAACGACCACCCTTATCAACGTTCTGTTGATCGAGCAAGCGGCCCATACGGTTGATCAACATAACTGGGGATACATACTCTGTTGGGAGAGCAGTAGCACCTGGAAGACGGGCAGCAACTGGAATCGAGTGATCACCAGCATCTGTAGTTGTGATGTTACCGAAGTCACCTTTTGTAAGCTTGTTAGCTGCAAGCAGTTCGTCAGAACCTGCAGTTGTGTCAGCTTTGGTGCCGTTGACAACATCGTTTACTGTGTCAGAATTGCCGTGAAGAGCAGACTGCTTGTAGCCAGACAAGTAACCAAGAACTTCTTGGTCATGCTGGTCAGCCAAACGGTATGCAGCACGGTTAGTTGCCATATCCATAAAGTTGACGTGCGAGTGAGCTTCTTCGATATCGTCGATCTTGAATGCGAAGTAGTTAGCACGGTCAACAACGAGCGAGAAGTCGTCATCAGAAAGGTCTTGAGCAGCAATCTGTGTACCACGAGCATATGCGGATACAGAGATTTCAGGCTCTTTGATGATCTTTACTGTGTCGCCTTGGTTTGCAATCTCGCCAAAGTAGTCAGAGTTGGTGATGTCACCAGCTACTGTAGACTTGCGGAAAGCAAGCTGTACTTTTTTGGAATAAATTACGGGTGAGAAATTGCCGTTTGGCAGGTTTGTATATCCTGCTGCTGATGCAAAAGCCATGTTTGAATCCTCCTGTGATTATTTGGCTTCGTTATGATGGACAAAGCTAAACATTGCGCTAAGAGGCTGATTGTTTTCAAGGGTGCTTCAATCTCTCAGTCGGCCGACTTTGAGATCTTAGGGCCTCTACTTTATCAGGTAAGTCTTTTTGTGTTTAAGCTTGTTTCAGTCAGATTAACCATAGGTATCCCATACGGGGCTTTGGTTAATCTGGCTTTAGTTATACCGAGTCCGAGCGGTAAGTCAAGTAGTTTATCTAGCACCACCTGATAAATCGTAAACAAATTTACCATTACGCTGCGCTTCAGAGATAGCAACCTCATTAGCTTCAAATTCTTTAAGGGACATTTTAGCCACTTGGCTCTCTGTAAATGTACCTTTTGTCTGTGAGGCATCTAGGCTGGTCTTTGATCGTGTGCCAACCATCCTAGCTGCATTACGTGTATTAGACTTCTTAGCACTAGAAGTCATACCCTTATCAGATTTGTAAAGATCAATAACCCGAACAACAGATGCAGGGTCATCAGAATTCTCATACAAAGCATCTTGAACCCATCGAGGTTGTTCTCCTGCCCAATTATGAAACTCGTCAGAGTCACGTAGCTTATCAAAGTCATCATGGGAGTCTCGAATAGCATCCTCAGCCTTTTTAAGCCGTGCATCTTCACTGATCTTATCAAGTTCTTTCAGACGAGAGTCTGCTGTTGCAAACATCTCCTGAGCTTTTTTCTTTGCGATAGTCTCAACGATTGAAGCAACGTCAGGATACTTCTTAGACCACTGTGCAATATCCTCATCTGACTTAGGTGGGAGAATACTGTTATTAGCTTTTTGACCCTTGATAGATTCTAGCTCATCTTCCCATTCTTTTTCTTTAGCTTGCATGTGACGACGAAGATCACCGTAACGCTTCTTAAAGGATTTTTCCTCTGGGCTTAGCGAGGAATCGTCTTCCACAACTTTTTGTTCTGTTTTCTCTTCTGAGATTTCTACCTCTTCAGGCTCATCATCAACTTGGTCTGGGAGTTCTTCACCACGGGAGATGGCCTCAAGACGTGCAATCTCTGCTTCTTCATCTTCAAGTTGTTGGGTTTTTCGGGATCGATTATACCCCCGATCAACAAAACCAACCGTATTAGGTTTTTCAACTTTAGTCATAGTAGGCATAGTATTTCCTTTTTATATGGGGTCGCACAAGCGAGTAGCCTATTGTTTATTTTGCCACTATCGTGACTTACTTACGGGCACCAAGGCCCATAGGTTTTTGTGTTGGGGTCATGGTGGAAGAAAGCATGTTCATAGCTTCTCCAAGAACACCAGACACTTCTGGGCCTAAAAGTTTTGCGATAACTATAAGTTCTGGCTTACCATAAAGTCCAGAAAGTGATTTAGCCTCTTCTTCAGATAAGGTGCCAAGTCTCTCGGCAATCTCTGAAACATAGGTATCTACAGTTTTTACTTCTTGTTCCAAGTTAAGTCCTTTCAAGTTCTACAAGGGTATTTGTTAAAGCTTTAAAGCCACCAATTAAATAGGATGGGATATTAAAAAACGCTGCGCCAATAAAAGCTTTAACACTTCGTTTCTTAGAGACTACAAAATCATAATAACCATCTGCAAACCATTTAATAACTGGTTTATGAGCTATCGGTGCAACGATATCCTTACCAAATTTAGTGTACCCATTTCTCCAAACTTTTGTAAGAAACTTACCTTCTGGTTTTGTATCCATGCACCACTTAACCAGCTTAGCTTTTTTAAGTTTTGACCATTTACCTTGGTTATGTAGGGCGGTTGCAACATAACAAGAATAGCCACCACCAGAAGAACCAGAAGAACTAGAAGAACTAGAAGAGCTAGAAGAGCTAGAAGAACTAGAAGAACTAGAGCTTGAAGAAGTGGAAACAAGTTTACCGCCAACATACTTTTTTCCATCATTAGGGGTAAGGGCGTTTGCAATACTTTGTGTCCAAGTATTACCACTAGAAGAACTAGAGGAACTAGAAGAACTAGGAGAACTAGAAGAACTAGAGCTAGAAGAACTAGAGCTAGGAGAGCTAGGTCTTCCAACAGGTCTTGTAGTAGTTGCACTTGGTGTATATACGTTCACACCACTTGGTGTTGTTTCCTTTTTCGTACCACCAAGACGCTCTGCAGTCTGACTACCTGTCTCAGTGCTTACATACTTCTCTGTCTCTGGAACATATGTCATGGCTGGAGGGGCAACCTCTCTCATAGCTTGAGTAAAGGCTTCTTCAGTCTTAAAGATACTCTCAGGGTCATCTGCAGGATTAGTATATTTATAATCTGAAGTATCTACTGTCTCGTATTTAAACAGGGAGTCCATAGCGCTATCAACTTGTTTTTCAATAGCGGACTTAGTAACTTTTGAAGTACCCAACCCAAGATCTTTAATGGCATCATCCAGGTTTTTTTGTGCGTCAGACGTATCATAACCCAGAGTGTTTGCAATCCCAATTCTAGTTGCAGCATCTGATAGCGCATCAGCTGTACCAAACGTACCACCAATTTTAGCACCAATCTTACTTCCAACTGGTCCTGCAGCAAGACCTAACAAACCACCAACAGTGCCACCCATACGACCAGCATTTTTAACAAGTTCATCAATATCTTTTAGTGGGTCTAGAAGATCAATTTCCTTCAGTCCGCCATCAGAAGTAGTTCTGCTTGATGAAGAGCCAGTAATTGCTGGGATGTTTGAGCCAGGGGAATTTCCTGTTGAAACACCAGTACCCTCTGTCTGAGTTACTTCAGCCGCATCTTCTACCTTTTTTGTCGCCCCAGCTGTTGCCGGAACAAAACCAGGTGGAATAAAGCTAATAGGTTTACCATTAAGGAATTGAAAGGTTCTAGTTTCACCCGTCTCAGTGTTTACATACTGTCTGGCTTCAAAGCCACCTCCAGCACCATAAGAATTACCCATGCTATATGGGCTACGGGTGGAGTAAGGGGATGTTGGAATAGCACTTTGAGTGGCTAGGCCACCATCGAGATAACCTCTGACTACACCACCCACAGCCATTTGTTGTGGCTCACTTGTAGACATTGCTTCTCTGAGCATTGCCTCTTCTTCTGGTGTAAGGGCTTCTGCACCCTGTGAGGATTCCATTGGAACTCCATTACCGTCTACTGGTGCACCACCAATTCGGCCTTCTTGTTCCATAGTCATCATATCAGACTTTGCCTCGCCACGCAAGTCCTCAAAAAACTTTACCCCGAAATATCTTACAACATCTGCAGGGACTACGTATTCACCCTCAGAAAGTTGTGCGGGTACATCGTCACGTACTTCAGATGCCATTGAACCTGGTGGAATTTCATTGCCTGTTACAGGCTCACGTTCCATACCATCATCTGCAAGTCCACCCTCTTCAAAGAGGCTCATTTGTTTTTCCATAGGTTGTACTTCTCCACCTTCAGCAAAGCTCATATTGTTAGTTTCTCGTGAGTAAGATCCGTCTGGTCCTTGTAGGGAACTCTTAATGTTTTGACGTGGGTAATCTAAACCCCCGTGTCCCGGAAATATCACAGCCTCGTGAAAACCTTTATCAGTAGTGACGCTAATACCTTCGTACCCCTTAGACTCCAGTAAATCACTAACCATAGCACCCACACCACTCGACCTAATTTTGCCGCCCTCTACCCTAGTAAATAAGCTACTAAGATTAATGTTTTCATCAGTCCTTAGTTTATCCGCTAAATTATAAATATAAGGGTCATCTGTCTCGCTAGCTTTGTCTTCTATTAGGTCTGCAATTTCCTGACGTAACTCTTTATTTGAGTTAATAACAGTATCATCTACTACCTTTGTTACATTAGTGTAGACTGGAAACATTTGCCCACCAAACTTTTCATCTGTGTATCCACCACGTTTACCAGTGGCAAAGTCTGAAGCAACGGAGGGGTCTTTTGTTAGATATGTACCAGGACCAAGGGTTCCACTATAAGAAGGCTCTAAGTTCTCGCCTGTGAACTCTACAGGCTCCCCTCTTAATGTTCCACCCATACCGTGGTACATTCTTTGTGGCTGACCTGTTTCTGGGTCTTTAAAATAAGCATCCTCTGACCAATTGTCTAGGTTAGACACAGGTGCACCCTCTCGTGTTACCGTAAGGTTACTTTCAGACTTAGGGCGTAGTCTAACGTTACCACCCATAGAACCCATAGCGTTAGGATCAACCCCTACACGATTAGCTACATCAAAGAACTCCTTAGCACCTTTTTTAATCGCAGAGGCTGCAGCATCTCCGAGACCAGGTATAAGACCTACAAGAGAGGCGCCGCCAAGAGCGCCAACTAAATAATAGTTAGGTTCTTCCTTTTTAAGCTCATCATAGATATCCTTAGCAGCCATAGCGTCACCCACAATGGGGGTCATCTCAGCAACAAAAGTTGCTACATCTTTAAAGCTAACTTCTGGCAAAGGCTCAGACTCAGCTACAAGTTTATCCGTGTAGTTTGACCATTCTTCTTCAGTAGCGCCTAGCATACTGGTCATTTGGTCATCTGCAGTGTCTAAAGTTTTGTCAGCTTCCATCAGAGTGTCTCCAACCTAGTCGTATTAACTTTCTCCCTGAGCATTCTTAGTCGTTTAAGGGCTGTAATCTCCCCTTGAAGCCTGTATATCTCTGGGGTCTCAGTTACTTGCTCAAGAGCTTTGTGAGCTGCAGCAATCCTGCCATCAAGCTCCTCCAGAAAATCTTTCCAGAGGACCTTATCATTTACGAGTGGCTTTAAGTTCATGCAGCCTCTCCACCAGTGTTACCTGAGAAGCCCTGTTCTCCTGGCTGAGGGGCCATACCAGTGCCTATGGTACCCCCACCTGCCCCAGAGGTGTCTTGCGCCTGTGCGCCTGCTGGAGGGCCCTGTGGGCCTGGTGTACCAGCTACTGTACCTTGAACAACTTCAGCTGGTGGATTTTGTTGCTGAAATTTCTTCAAGATCTCCGCTTGAATCGCAGCATCTGACATGGAGTTGACAACCTTATCAGGGTCAAGATCCATAGACTTTGCAATCTCACGGATGATATAATCTGTACGAGCAAATGGAGCAAGTGCAGGGTTTTGTACAACACCAAGGAATTGCATAAGACGTTGACTACGGACTTCGTTAGCCATCAAGGATTCTGTACCCTGAGCTTTAACCTCTAAGTCACCTACAATCTCAGAGTCAAAGTCAAACTGCATATTGAAGTGGAAGAAAGCTTTGCCAAGTGGGGAAAGAAGATAGTCATCAATGTTCTTGACCACAGAACGGATAGAACCGTTAGCAGCGCTCATAAGCATAGAGATACCCGAGGCAGTCCGACCTACACCAGATACACCTGTTTGACCGTGTGCGAAGGAAGGAAACCCTGTAGATTCATCTGCAAGAACTCGTGCCTTATCAAATAGCTGCATGTTTTCGTTCGCAACATTTGGGAACTTTGTACCAAAGATAGCTTGACCTGGGGCACCACCTTGACGACGAAATACTTTACCCGGATACATGCTAAGGTCTTGACCGGGGACTAGGTTAGTTTCATCAACTTCAATAATCAAGTTACCTGAAAGAGCAGCGTTATCAACAGCCATACGCATAAACCCGTTCATGAGTGTCTGAGTGTCTTCCATGTTTTCTGCAAGACCAATACCAAAGAAGCTATAAGGATTCACTTCATAAGGGACTGCGTAGTATGGCAAGTAAGAGGGTGTGAAGGGGTTAAGCACAAGGCGAAGAACTTGACCGTTACAAACCCAGATATTTACACTAACCTGCTCCAGATCTTTCATATCTTTTGGGATTTTAATATCGTGATCTTCTAGGAGCTCCATATCAACATAGCCCCAGAACTCCAAGACTTCAAAACGCTCTGCTTGGTCACCGTTCTCGCCATCTTCCATGACTTGTTCCCACCACTCTTTATTATAGTTCTCACCATAACTAATAGCAGTGTCAATTGCATTTGAACGGAAGTAGGGTCTACGCTTCAAGCTTCTCATCTGGCTACGGGAAAGCTTGTGACGCTCAATAACAAACTCAGAGTCATCCATGTTTGCAGCATCTGGGTCTGGATAAAAGTTCCAAATAGAAACAGAAGAAGTTTTTGGGACAGTTTTAACTACTGGCTCATACGTACCTTCTTCATCCCAGTTGGGATATTCTTTATCTACTGCGAATGGACCCTTCATAACGCCAGTACCAAACAAGGCACACTCAAAAGCTGCAGTACGCAATTGTTTACGAGCGTTAGATTCCTCTAGTTGGTCGTGGATTTTCTTCTCCATCTTTTTAGCTGCAACTTGTGCTGGATGGAATGTCACTTGTGTTGGAGATTGCGCTGGGCCCTCAACCAAACGATTAGCTACTGGCTCAAGCTTCTTTGCCATACCACCAAGACGCCGCTTTAGGTCAACCGCTGTTTCACCTGGAAGCAACTGAGTGTTGCCACCGCTATTTGCAGTAGCTAGCTCAGGGTTAGTCTCAAGAGATACGCTATCTGCAATACCTTCTGGAAGAATTGTTGGGTCAATGGTGATTGGGAACCTGTTGGCACCAAACAAGACATCAATAATTTGGCCATAAGCAGCCAGAACCTTTGTCTTTGTCACCTTAACAAAAACCTTAGACTTTTCTGTGCTAGTAAACTGTACATCTGGACCATAGATACCACGGTAATTGCGGTATGCCTTGATCCA